GTGGTAGTTTATGCAGATTCTTTTATAGCCATTAGATAAGTTTGAACCTCCGGCAATATCTCCAGCCTTAACTTTATCGCTACGCTCTACTTTCCACATAAACTCACCTGTTTCTGGGTTGTAATCCAACAACTCTTTAAGTTCTTTCTGTGTTAATGCCATTGTGTTGCTCCTGTCTGTGCCTACCGTCCGATAGGCGTATAGTTGTTAAACTTGATATGTTCCTGTAAGCATAAGACGTTCACCTGCTACAATAACAGCAGAGGAATTAGCGCCAGTTATACAGTTCAGATCAGTTGATCCTTCCCCTATGTATCCCCCTTCAGGGTCTGAGGCGGCAGTAGTCCATCCAACCGTAAATGAAGCGTGTCCAGTAGCAAAGACTGTAAAAGGCAGACCTCCAATAATACTTGCAGTCGCTGAACCTGCGGCAGAGGTGACATCTGCTATAACAGTAACTAAATTACCAATCTTTGTATATTGCCCGCCACCTGTCATATTATTACCGCCACAAGTAGGAGTCCAAGTACCCTCCTCATAGTCATCCAACTTGTTAGCAGCACCTGTACCGCCTAAGTAGACACCGCCTGATAGGTAGAGGTCTTTGAATCTGTGCGTATTAATGCCTAAATCAGAAGTCGCGTCTGTAATGGCTCCAGTGTTGTTAGTTGGAAGCACTCCACTAGAATGGAGTCTGATACCTGTATGACCAGCAGTGCTACTAAATATAACTGCATCATTCGCTATATTACCGACCACACCTATAGTGCCAATTTCTAAAGCGGATGGATCGCTACTTATAACTTTCGATACATTAGCAGTTCCTGATAGGTATGCGTCTTTGAAGCGATGCGTGCTTAATCCTAAGTTTGTTGTTGCGTCTTCAACCGTTGTGCTATTGCTTGTTGGCGCAATAAAACCGTTACCGAAACGCAACCCTTTATGTCCTGAAGCACTAGCATAAATATTAAAATCACCATCAACAGTACCAAGACCACCTACGGTTGTGCCGTCTTTGCGGAAGTCTGCAATAGTGCCGTCTGTGGATTTCCGGTCTAATGTAAGAACAGTATTAGCATTCGCGGTTCCAGACGTTCGTGTTATATAAGTAAAACCATTTGACGCCATTTGAACGCCATTCGTTGTCCCAGAGTCTGCACTAGACTTACCCACCAGCAAGTTGCCTGCTGAGTCTATGCGGAAAGCTTCGTTACCCGCAGTCTGCAAAATCATTGCATCGTCACCGTGGGAGTAGCTAATCAGACCACCATCATTCAAACCCGCATTTGTAGACTTTGTATCTGTAAAGACTAATCGACCATGCCCGGAAACGGATGACTTAATAGTTATGCCCTCGTTTCCAGTACCACCAACCACAAGGTTGTCAGCTTGCGTCCAATATCCGCTTGGGTCTGTCTCGCCAATACCCACGTTGCCTGAAGCGTCTATGCGCATGCGCTCAGTAGTGCCCGCAGCCAGTACAATAGTATCCGCCAAGGCCGCTGTACCTGCGTAGTCTCCGATGATTGTGTTGTTACTGCCGGTGGTTATTGCGTCTCCGGCGCCGAAGCCTATGCAGACGTTTTTAGTGCCTGTGGTATTATCCCCTAAAGAGTTATAACCCACAGCAGTGTTGTTGCTTGCTGTTGTGTTGGCGTCTAGTGCTAGTGCGCCTATGGCTACGTTTGAAGTGCCTGTGGTATTGGCGGCTAAAGTGTTATAGCCCACTGCTGTGTTGTTAGATGCTGTGGTGTTGGCTTTTAACGCAAGCCCCCCAAACGAGGTGTTATTAGAACCTGTAGTTGTATAACGTAACGCATCACGTCCCATCGCAGTATTATAACTTGCTGTAGTTAAGGTACTTAAAGCATAAGCACCTAATACCGCATTGTTTGCACCTGTAGTAATAGACTGACCCGCTTTCATCCCGACAGCCGAATTAGAGTTACCCGTGGTTACGCCGCCCAGAGCGTCAACTCCTGCACCAGTGTTTTCTACAGCGGTAGTAATCGCATCACCTGCTCTAAAACCAATTGCCGTATTATTATCACCAGTAGTAATCGCAGTACCTGCCTCATCTCCCACGACAGTATTATAATTACCACCCGCGATGATGGAGTTACCTGCGTTTACGCCTGCGACAAAGTTAGATGTGCCTGCTGTTGTAGTTTCAATGCCGCCGACATGGGCTACGCCTGATAGGTAAAGGTCTTTAAATTTATAGTTGGGAACGCCTAAATCAATAGTTCCGTTACTGACAGTATTTCCCGTGTCATAAGGTGTAATTGCATCCTGCGAGTTCCAAAATAGAAGACCTACATCACCAGTACCTATATATGTTGAAGATAATTGAGTACCAATAGACCCTACAGTTGTGCCGCCTTTTTGGAATATTGCAAGGTCGCCATTATCAGTTTTTCTGTCAACAAGTAAACCATGGCTACTATCAACTCTAAAGTTACCTTGACCTGTAGACCTTATTTCACCGCCAGCAGTAGAACCGCTAGCCGACTTACCCACCAACAGGTTGCCTGAGGAATCGATGCGCATGCGCTCTGCGCTAACAGTTTCATCAGAAAACACTAATGAGTAATTATTAGAACGAACGGAATAATATCTTTGACTGTTTTGTAAGCCAATGCCAGTTGGGTTGGACGTTGTACTCTTAATATGCATAGCCTGACTAGGCGAGTTAGTGCCAATACCTACGTCTCCGCTGCCCGTGACTACTAAATCATCGCGCGAATCAGTATTATTGCGAACTCTCCACTTGCCATTATTGTTTGACATCTGAAAGCTATCACCATTAGCATCTTCTAAGGTAATAGCTGGCGTGGTGCTTACAATATGGATGGATTGTTCAGGGCTAGAAGTGCCAATACCTAAAGACTCGGTAGACGCATCCCAGAAAAACTTAGCCGTTGTGCCTGTGTCCTCGTAGAAGCTGATGTCTCCGCCTTCTTGGATTCTTAGAGCCTGAACACCTCCTGCATTAAACTGTAGTCTAGTTGCGCCTCCTGTATTTCCAGCATCTGCGGATATGATTGAAACGCCATTAATATCGTTATACCAAGTTGCGTAAGGAGTGCCAGAGTTACCAAAGTTTACAGTCGTGCTTGTTGCCCCTGAATTAACGGTAAGCCCATCCATCACGGCGGTGCCATTAACATCTATACCTGTGGAGGTGGTGGAGATTCGTGTAGTATTATCAAACTTTAATAAGGACGCGCCTCCATTGATAAACTGAGCGTACCTATGCGATCCATCGGCACTTTGGAAGTAGATATTGTCTGACGCTTGTATATAGAGATTACCTGTGCCTGTGTCATTTATAAAACTATTGGCTCCATCATGGTAAATTTGTAGGTCATCACTAGCACCAAAGGTAGCCTTGTCGTTATCGCCTAGTGCTATGCCGCCGTTAGCTTGTATCTCGCCCGTAAAGGTAGCGCCAGAAAGCTCTGCCTTATCAGTGTTTAAATTAGTGAAGTTAGCATCAACTTCTGTATTAGTTAGGGGCGAACCTTTGCCAGCCCTTGTTACTATAGTAGCCATTGGAAGCCCCTTCTAATTAAGATGCGGTTAAAGTAATAGTCCAAGTTACTGACATAGTATCGTCAGCGGCTTTATTCACTACAGCAAACACTGTACGACAAAGCATAGTGCCACTAGATGCAGCGTTAAATACGCCAGCCTCTGTAACGGCTCCTGTGCCCTCTCCTGCTTCAAACGATGAAACGTAGGTAATCGTATTGCTAGAAGAAGAAGTGCTGTCTAACGCCTCCCTGGAGCCTAGAATCGACACTAGATCGGTCTGGCCTGAAGATGCAGCGGTAGTGCCTGAACCTAAAGCCATGTGCGACATAACGTCAGCAGAAGTTCCAGCCATGCGCGAGCAAATAAAGGTAAGGCCGGAGCTAACCACCAAGTTATGTATCTCACGGCTTTCTTTTACATTGCCATTTTTGTCTTTCAATACTAGCGCAACATCACCGCGCAGCTTTAATTCTTCGTTAATCATAAATCACCTGTTAAAAAGTTCGGCTTGCGCCAACATAATCTTCTGAGAAATAGTCAAAGGCGCAATAACCCTGACTTCGTAAGGAACCTGTATCATTAGGCCCGATTGTATCACTAACCGCGCTCATACTAGAATAGGCAAAAGAATCCGATAAAGTAGACAAGTCTGATGTAACTTTTGTAAAAGTCATCTCTTGGTCGTCTTCAGCAGAAGCTTCACCGTCTAAGTCATCGGTTACCCCAGCAAGCTCATCAATAAACTTGTGAAAGCCCATAGTCTGATTTTCGCTGGCAGATGAATTATCTTGCAATGCCTTTCCAGTTGCAAACGTATCAATCTGATCTGATGTTGCGCCAGAATCATTCTGTACTGTGCCAAGCCCTAACACCGCAGAATCCAAAGTACCTGAACTGTCGGATAAGGGTTTGCCAACTGACTGCGCTGCGAGATCGGTAATTGCCTGAGAGTCAGATAAAGACTTGCCTACATCCTTAGCTTGAGCATCAGATAAGCCTAATACCTCAAAAAAGAACCTAAAGATCAGGAATTCGCCTATCCTAATGCTGGCAACGGCCTTCTTAAACCCTATGTCTGCAACGGCTTTCTTAAAAGCGACTATTGCGTTAATCATTAGAAGTCAGCTCTTAAATAGAAGTTTAGCACTGCAAAGACCGTTTCTATTGTTCCACTAGAGTATGTGATTTCTATTTCGCCTTCGTAATACCCTGCATCAATGTCTAGCTGAGTGCCGGAAAAAGAGAAGATAGCTATGCCGTCTTGGAAATTGTCGCCTACGTCAGCCGCTGCTAGAGTAAAAAGGACTGTAGTGGTATCTTTAGCTCTAAACTTTAACGCGCAAGTGCCATTAGCAAAGTTGATTACGCTGCCGTCATCTTCTCTGGTCAATACAGCTTGTATTTGTGGGGCTTGGTCACCCTGTACTAATTGATAAATTCTCATGCATTACTCCGGCTTTGTAGGCCATATTATATCATCTAAAGATGTAGCGGCTGCGTAAGTTTTAGGAAGGTCTCTTAATGCCTGCCTGTAGGTTGCCCACTCTGATTTTTCTGTAGCGGTTAGCGGGCTGTCAGGGAATTGCGTCCAGTCTGAGCTGTATAATTCTTGACCTCTGTCATGCCTAACCTGCTGCATTAGGCGATCTAAGTTTACAGCCCAAGCGTTGTTAATCCAATCTTGCCAAGCGCTTAGCCTTGGTTCCCTTGAGTGCCACTCCCCATCTACATAATATTTTGTGGCAATTAGCTCGTGACCGTCTGCATTTGAATCAACAGCTTTTGCCAATAGCCCGTTATACAATTGCCCGTCCACATAATCGGAATCAGCTCCCATGCTGACAACGTGCTGAACTTCTCCGTTTTCTGAAATTAGTGCATATTGGACTGACATTTTTACCGCCTTAGTTAGTGTCGTATACAATCAAGTAGGGAAATAAAGCCGTAGTAGAGACTAGACTGCCATTACTTGTTGTTTTGTTTGAAACCCGAATGTATGGGCTTGTCGCGTTTGGGTAAAAATAGTAAAGCATAGCCACTACCCAGCTAGGGAAGAACGAATTTGCCGGTTGAACGTATAATATTGAGCTGTTTACAACCACATAGATTTTATTGTAGTTCAAAGAAGATGACGGGGTGTAGTTAAACTCTTGACCGTTAGCCAAAACACCTTGAGCTAAAACCCTAACGCTAGTGGATCGTGTTGCCGAGAACAGTATAGTGCTGCCGTCCGTACTGTACACGTCTAAGCCCAGCTCTCCCGCGCTTGGTCCTGCTATGTTACCAGCCTGCGTTTTAAGCAAGGCAGTATTAATTCCAGACGTGTTTGCAAATAAATAAGTATAACCCGAATCTTGCGCGTATTTTGACCCGTAGAAATGCTCTTGATTGTTTATCGTCTGACCTTTACAGATAGGAATGCTTGTGCCAACGAAAGCTGAGGGACTGTTTGCGGGCCTAGCTAAGACCAAGTCTCCGGTTGCAAATCCGCTTGGCGGGTATTCCATGGCACTGTAAGCACTTGCTACTGTATTAGATATGTAGGTGTTAGGCGCTATCTCATCAGTATCAATCTGAACCCGACCATCAGCGTTAGTAATTTGCATTCCATAGCTCATAATTTAAGTCCTAAAAACATAGTAATCAACCGTCTTTCCTGATGATGCGTAGATTCTTAAATTATTGGTCTGCTTTGCAAAAGAAACATTAGGGGTTTGCCCGTAAGAAAAGATAAACGGTATATTCCCTAGAGTAACTTCCCAAGTGTCATTATTAGCCATGCCGGTAACTGCAACATCCGCGTAACCGCTTGAGTTAGCGGTAACGGTGCCTGTAGAGACAAACCTGATTAGCCGATCTGTATGGCTCACCATCTTTACGCCAGAAGCGTTATATACCTCTAAACCGTAAGGCATTACGCAAGGTTCCCTATTTTAACTCGCAGCGTTGTTCCATCATAGATCTCGATAGTGTCGTTGCTTATTTTCATGCGGCTCCCACTGCTTGCGGATTGCATATTAAAATTACTTTGCGTTGTGCCTGATATGTTCACCTGACTTACATCAATTGTTCCAGTCTTTAGCAAGCCGCCATTAATGGTAGTAATCTCAGTGCTAGAGGCATTGCCTAATTCACTGTTTAAGTTAGTGAAGGTTACCAGGCCGTCAAATTGAACGCTATTAAATGGAGTGTTAAACGTTCTGGTCTGCGTGCCACCAAATGTTGCTTCAGTTACATGCCAATAAGTAGCCCAGTATTTAGCGTCACCACCTGTATTGGTTGGCGGGGTAGTTGACCAGTTAGCGGTTAAACCTGCAAATGACCCTGTTACAAAATTGTAAGAACTTGCACTAGGAGAAGCTGGAGCAGATGCCTGCGACACAGAGTAATAAAGATAGCCATCCGCATTTCTTGGCCCGGCGGCTCCGTCAGTGCCATTTGAACCGTTAGTGCCATTTGTGCCGTCAGTGCCGTCAGTTCCGTCTGTACCGTCTGTGCCGTTTGAGGCAAGAAGCTGCGGGGCAGACCAATCACTTGTTCCAGTTACTGAATCTGTAGAACTTGTCGATGCAGCTATTGCGTTACAAACATATAAATTGTCAGTTCCTGCGGGGACAGTTCCAGTAAAGCTATTGCCCAAATCATTATTATTAAACGTAGCAGTGCTAAACGTCCAAGTTCTTGTTGTGCTTGGTTTGTCTGTTACGGTAGAGCCAGATCTTTTGTAAGCGTAAACAACAGCCGTATTAAATCCATTAGTTCCGTCTGTACCGTCTGTACCGTCTGTACCGTCAGAACCTACACTTCCTAAAATATTAGGTGCCGACCAATCAGATGCAGCAACAGAATCAGTTGCACCTGACGATGAAGCAACAGCAGCGCAAATGTAAAGGTCATCTGACCCTGAAGGAACTGAAGCAGTCCAGCTATTTCCTAAATCATTGTCGTTAAATGTTGCCGTAGAAAATGTCCACGTTCTTGCCGTTGTCGGCTTGTTTGTAGAAGCTAAAGCTGATGCTGAACGCTTGTATGCATAAACAGGTGCGGTATTTATTCCATCAGAACCATTATCTCCGTCAATTCCGTTGCTGCCGTTTTGAACAAACAAGATTGGAGAAGTCCAGCTTAAAGTAGAATCTGTACCTGTAGCTCCTGCTATTTGAGCTTGAGTTGTTGATGCATAGATTGGATCAGTTCCTGACGGAATAGATGCAGACCAAGTTGAGGGGGCAGTAATTGTATTGTTTGTAAAGTTGTAAGAGCCTCCAGAAGGAGCCGATGGCGATGAAGACGATCTTTGATAAACAGGAAAAACAAATGTACTTAATCCGTTTGCCCCATTAGTTCCATCAGTTCCATCGGTTCCATCGGTTCCGTCAGTGCCATTATCGCCATTTTCTGCAATTATTACAGGCGTAGACCATGTTCCTGCCGTAACAGTGCCGGTATCTCCTGATACGGAAAACTGGAATGTGGCTTGATAAATTGGATCAGTTCCAGTAGGCACGGCAATAGACCACCCGCTAGGAGCGGTTAACGTGTTTGTGCCAAAGTTAAACGTACCACCTGTAGGTGCTGAAAGCGCAGTTGCAGACCGCTTAAATATTGGAGCTGTAAAAGTAGAGGTTCCGTCAGAGCCGTTAATAGCTGCGGCGTTAGTAGTTGCTGTTACTTCGGCAGTAAACGCTGACTTATTCCCGCTGTAATCAACAGACTTAAACTTGTAAAAGAAGGCAGTAGCGTCAGGAATGCCGCCGTTTAAGAACTCAGCAGCAGCGCCCCAGCCTCCGCCAATGCTTGCAACCAAAGAGAACGTGCCGCCTGAAGATGTTGCTCTATAAACCTCAGTGTTTGAAAAGTCCCTATCAGAAGGATTAGTCCACGCAAGGCTGATAGACTTATAGCCAGCGGTTGCCGATAAAGATGTAGCTAAAGCAGGAGCGGTAGTATCGCCTACGCTAGAACTAGTCAATGACACAGCGGAGCTTTTGACCCCAAGGCTGTTAACAGAGTAAATGTTAATGTTGTAAGACACGCCTGACTGTATGCCAGTAACGTCAAACTTCAGTCCAGAAACGGAAGCTGCCTGATAAGCGGATGCTGCCTCACTTACTTTTTTCCATTCAACTATATAAGAGCTTACAAACGAGTCTAACGCGGCTACCCAAGACAACTGAACCGTTGGAAACACAGTGCCGTCAGAATCAATGTAAGTACCAGATGTAGACTGAAAACTTGTTGGAGGCGCAACCTGAAATGGATCTGGCAACTCAGACTGCGGATAAGTTATCTCTTGCGCAGCAAGGTCGTAAGTGTAAATAGTAGAGTCGTATTGCAGCAAAGAGACAGAGCAAGTGCCGTCATAATTAAGCGTAATCTCTTCAATCTGAAAAGGCTTTGCTACCCAAGCTGGCGTAGGGTGAGTAAGGGTAACTACGTCGCCAACAGACAACTGTAAGGCTTCACTTGTAGCTTTAAAACTACAGCGCAAAGAACTCCTAGACCGCTTTAGGATGACTCGCGCCAAATCTCTAGCAGCGTAGTAGTTAGTAACTGTTGGCATGTCTAAGTCAGTAACTAGCAACGTGCCGTTATCTTCACTAAGAAAGGCAGTCTCTTCAGTAGAGCCAGCTTCCGGCCATACAGCTTGATCGGGCTGATAATCCACTGCTGGATTGGCAAACTTAACAATAACCCTATTAAACTTGTTCTCTTTAGACTCGCCTTGTATAGAGATGCCACCAACAATGGTATCGGTATCAAATGCGTAGCTAACAGATCTTGATTTGTCGATCAACAGTCCATACTTGCCTTGAGTGTAAGGCAGGAAGCCGCGACAGCCCATAAGCATCTTTTCGATGTTAGAAAACAATGTCTGATCTGTCTGCAAGACTGCATTGATGTCAAATATCCTGCTTGTCGTTCCGCCCGCATAGAAAGTAACCGTTTCGTCACAGTCTGTAGCGGCTGCTGAAAAAGCTACGTCATCTATAGCTGAAGCTGGAAGACCTTTACCAAACCTTGCGTTAGTCATGTAATCGCGTAAACATAAAGCAGGGTTAGTGCTGTAGGCGTTAGCGGCGCTAGGGGAGCGAGGATCGTAGACTTTTCTACCGCTGACAAGAGCGGTAATGTCAGGTATTCCCTGAAATACATCTGCGTCCCACTTTAGCTTAATTGCAAGATAAGCAACTCCGCTTAATTTGTGGACAGAAGACCATCCAGCATTGGCTTCAGTTAGCAAGGAATCGTAAGCTTGGTTATCAGCTCCGGTGTGGACGTTGATAGTATATAAGCCGTTAAACCTAGAGTCTGATAAGGGAACGTCATCAATGTGTATGTCAGTAATTGCGCTAACTTCACCTTCAGCCAAGACCATAGCAATATACAGAAACTCGTTCTTGTCGCCACCAGATACATCTTTAGTGGACACAAAGACGCGCACACCGCCAACTCGCCTCTGACCGTAAATGACAGGGATAGGCTCAATGTTTGACTCTTTGTTAAAGAGAACACCGGCCATATCATCAGCAGCTTTCTTCGCAGCCTTCTGAGCTTTCTGCGTCATTACATATGAAACAGTAGTTGCGGCTACAAATACTGCTGCTACAAAAAAGAATGCCATTATTTACGACCCCATTTTAAATCTTTAATTGTTTTAGCCGCAAACTCAAATCCCTTGTCGCTTGGAAAGTGAATAGATTGAGAATTATGGTTTGTCTTTCTGCCAACTTCCTTCTCAAAGTCTTTCCAGTGAGAGGCAAGTTGCACAGTGATAGTGCTTGTGTCTTTACTATCTTGGATCGAATAGCCAGTTATTAGACCGCTAAACAACATTACAGGCGAGCCAATAACGGCATCAGAACCGTCAATTGCGGCTCTGTATATTTGAGCAGGGCGATCAATGTAGTTCTGCGCTAGAAAGATAGCCACATAAGCCTGATCAACGCCGGACAACGTAACGTCAAGCGTGTTGACCCTAAGATCGGAGGTTTCGGTTACATCGCTTACACCCAAAAAATGCGCGCTGCTGCTCCACGTTTGTGAAAGCGCAGACAAGTCTCTATCCCAATCCGTAAGGTACAGAGTAGAAGAAAGGTCAAACTTAATTAGAGTGGCAAGATTAAAGTTGTCCTTGGCAAGCTCTGCAATGGTTGCTGCGTCTATTGGTCGTGTCATTAAACTGCCTCGATAA